GGTATGACAAGCCCCCAAACATTTGTCGCACCAGTCGCACCAGTACCAGAAACACCAGTGACAGCCACGGTGCAATTTCCGACAACCGATACAGAACCGATCCTCCCAGTCGCTTGAACGCCGTCAACAGGGACGTTATTAACCGTTCTGATTGATATCGTGCCGAGCGCACTTGTCCCAGCAAGCCCCGTGACACTAACATTCGCATCAGCCGAGACGGACTCAGATCCGACTGCTCCAGTTCCTCCCACACCTGTGACAGATACCGTAACACCCGATCCCTCAACGATAGATACGGAACCGACCGCCGACGTTCCTGAAACGCCTGTGACAGAAACATTTGAGTCTGCGGAGACCGTAACCGATCCAACCGCTCCCGTTCCTTCTTGGCCCGTAACGGCAACAGGAGCCTCTTCATTCCAAGCACCTTCGCCCCAAGTACCTCTACCCCAACCAGTGACATTTGCCACAACCTATGCAATACGGATGATTGCGTTACTTGCATCGGCAGTCGGAAACTGAATCGTGAAGTCTCCAGCGGTGCTAGTTTTGTCACCGCCAAAAGCCAAGGTACAAACAGCTTTGTCTGATTGGGTGTCGTTGTAGATCAGAGCGCCGTTTGCCGTAATCGTGCTCGAACTGAATGTAAGATCAGCAAAATCACAAAACGCCGTCGTGCCTGATGTTGTAGGCGTCACACTTGTTAACGCTGCGCCTGCCGCCGTGTACCCTGTTCCTGACACTTCATTCGAGGTTGTGTATGCGGTCGTACTTGCATTCAACGTCGCTGAGCTTGTGTACAAAGCGAGCTTGAAGCTATTGCCAGAACTAGCAGTGAAGTTGTGAGTGCCCACTAGTATCTCTTGCTTGAATGACGTGCAAAGTGCAGATGTGATGCTCATGTAAGTCTCCGTATGATTTTAGCCAAATCAGGTTGCCCTTGAGCTTCAACTTCTGCGGCTAAAGTTGCTCGATCACTCTTGATCGCTTCTCGTATGTAATATCCAACTACATTATGTATGTGATCTTGAAACGCCAACGCCTGCTCCTTGATCAAAGGATGCGTATTTTCTCCAACGCTCACGATTCTTTTTGTCGCTGCGTCTGTCCAAAACTCTGCGTCGTGCCCTCCGTTATCTGTGGTTGCAACTAGTACAGTCCCGACATGACCTACTGCTGTCATCTTGCAGACCTTACTGCACCTGCTCGATAACTGTCTGTCGTGCTATAACCCTCACCGAGAGCAATCAGTTCCTGCATGGCAGCATCATATCTAGCTTGGTAAAGCTGCATAAGATCAGGCTCACCCTTGATAAAGGTATATGCCTCCACTAGGCACCCATACAGCAAAGCGTTTTCTGCGTTTGAACCCAACCAGCTAGTACCAGCAGAAGAAACGGTAATAGACTCTGGTTCGTAGAAATAGTGCAACTCGACAGTCAAATTCGCGTTGGGCGTTGGCCCAAGTATAAAAGTCGTGTCATCGAACAAAGCATAATGCTTAGGCACCCCAGTCGCCGACTCAGACGGATACGCTTGACGAATGAAGTTCACATCCTTGAACAACAAATATTCATACCCGCTGTTATCAACAGCCAGAGAGTAAGGCGAAAGAAAATCAGACGGTGTCTCTAAATAACTGTTCGACTGTGTGGTCGTGCCCGTAACATTCTTCCTGAAGTTTGGTAGCTGTACCGCCTTCAGTATGCGCTCTTCTGATTGCGTGATAATTGTGGGTAGATTGGTAACAAGTGTTGTCTCATCTGTCTCAAGATAGTCTTGTATCGCTTGTTTTAGCGTGGTGAACGTGAAAGCCATTAGCTTGTTATCACCGTAACTTTGCCGACGTGACCAACACAGTCTAGACCCACTTGGCCTACGGGGTTAAAAGACCCTAGCACCCTACTATCTTCCAGACCCCGATCTGGTCTTGGATTACGCAGAGCCTTGGGATCATCCACTTTTAGCCTTCCTAGCTGAAGCTGTGGCTGATCTGGATCTACTACATCTCGACCGACCAAAAACCCTGTGGGTCTTTGATTGACTATCTCAGGAACCAGATCTTTCAGAGGATAACGGAACCCTGTCAGGTCACAATATCCAAACGCATACTTGCCCTTAGTGTAAGCACTCAAAACGAATAACCTCCTGGTGCAACGTAAAGTGATGCCTTGTTGCGATCCGAGTCGCTTGCAAGCTTCCACTGCTCTTCATAATCTGCCTTTAAGGCTTGCGATCTAGCGCCTGCCGCTGGGTATTTAAGGCTGAGTTGATAGGACAAACCGCTAACCAAGCACGGCAGAAATCTAGCTGGCACGTCTATATTGTTAGACGCTGGGCTTCCTGCATCTTCTACCCTTTCCATATAGTAGTATCCAAACTGATACGTCTCTTGATCATCAGGGGTGGGCCAAAGATTAATCGTGATCGAGTCAAAATTCTTTTCAACGTAATACTGTAGCGGTTTGCTTCGAGTAAGCTTATTAGAAAGATTTGAGTATTGACTGACTGAAATACGAGTCATCGATTGATCAAACTGAGAGTTTTGTTCCCCAGCATCTGTTCTTACAAACGCCTCGACAATATCAAGAACCTTACCGTCCAACTGATATTGATTCGATCCCGCAGTCAGAGCTTGGGTTGCGAACTCCACAGACCAAAGATTCAAGCCTCTATTTTGCCACTCAAGCATCATCAGGTTGATACTTCGTCGCGCCGTCTTGTAATCGTATCCACTACGAAGCTCTAGCCCAGCACGTTCAAACGCCTCTTCCATAGCATCGGAAAGGTCTAGATTGAATGTAAACGTGCCGCTCGTAGCCACTACGGCCTCCTAGCCTTTCGCTTCTTCTTGCTAACACCTGCTTCGTTCAAAGCGATAGCGATAGCCTGCTTTCGATTCTTTACTTTCTTACCAGAGCCGCCAGACTTCAGCTTGCCCTCTTTGAACTCTTTCATCACCTTCTTCACCTTGGCCTGCTTTTTCTTCTTGGCTGGCGAACTGCTGATCTGCTCCTTCATTTGCGCTCTGCTGATCGGCATTACTTCTTCCCAAACTTTTGCTTTTGAGATTTAGGAGGACTTTTCTTGCTACCGCTAGGGCCACTCCAGAAAGTCTTGTTCGCCCAGTAGGCAGCACTTGTTGGCCCCTTGGCTATGTTCTTGGCGTGTCTGGCTTTGAAACTCTTACGAGCTTCTTTGGAATAGTTGTGGCCCATCTTCTGATCACCAAAGCGTATGATCTTCATCTTCTCGCCATCCCTGACAGCGACCACTGCTTTCTTCGTGGGATGCTTTGGTGTTCTCTTAACTTTGTTCAGCCCAGTCAGGCCGACCTTTTTGAGCCTATTTTTCTCAGCATCAGTCAAACTCACTTACGATGCCTCGCTGTCTTCTTGGCTATTTTCTTAGGCTGCTTGGAGTGCTGCTTTCCTTTCTTTGTGTCTGCCCGTTTCTTTCGGGAAGTGGCAGCGTACTCCTTGTCTGATAGAGCCTCTCTAGCCTTTTTCGGGAGATACCTCTCACCTGTCGCCTTCTTTCCTTGTGTAGACGGTTTACCTGATTTAGTGCCCCACTCTTGTTTAGTCCACTTCTTCAGGGACTTTTGAGATTTTTTAAGAGGCATTAGTCTCTATACCCGCCACCAGATTCTTTGTAACGCTTCGCCAGCATCTGCGCTTTACGCGCAGACCACTGACCAGGGCGACCGCCCTTTCCACTAGCTTTGATTTGGTTGAAGAGCCTCTTACGCAAAGCTGGCTTCGTATAGTTACCAGCCTCGTTAACGCGAGATTTACTCTTCTTCTTCTTCTCAGCCATATTAGAAATGCTTCCTAACTTGCATGACGATGTTATACACGTCTCCACTAGAGTGACCGACAGTCGTGAACTGTATGTCACCCGTCACACCAGAACCCGCATTGTTTGGGATGCCAGTGAAATCAGTGAAGTCAAGCGTATCCGAGAAGTCTGCGTTCAGTTGCCAAGCCAGCACGTCGGATGATGCATCAAAGAAAATCTTCACACCCATACCAATGGTTGAGTAGTAGATCTTTTGAATCGAAACCTTCGTACAAGCCGCACCAGTCATAGGATCAACAGCCAGTGCAGACACATCAATCTTAGTAACGGCAGACTCGCCTGAACCGTCGCTCACATTAGAAAAGCGGAAGATGGCTGTGTTGCCATCGTCCTGTATGGTTTGTGTAGCTACAGCATCAGCCATGATTGCCTCCTACTATTGATCGGCAAATGCAGGTGCAGTTGTGCTCGTAACATTCCCGAAGATTTGATAGTTCGTCGTGTTCAAACCAATAATGGTTACATCAAATCCAGCAGGCACATTCAACTGTATGCTGCTGTTAGAGTCGCCATCAGAGAATACTGAACTCACTTCGTTACCATCCGTATCTAGGAAAGTAACACCACCAATATAAAAATTAGTGTTGCCGGGAGTAAGAATAAGCGCGTCCGTAGCATCAGCAGCGCCACCAGCGTAAATGAACCTAAAAACAGATCCAGCAATAGGAGCCGGAAGCGTATAAGTATTATCTTGACCACCGTCTGGAACCAGCAGAATCCTGCCACTGTGGGTTGCATTAGTTAAAGTTACGTCTGCATCAGCCAAGCTGACTGGGCCATCGCCCAAAGTTGCAACCTCAGTGATAGCCCCAGTGGTCGCATTTTTACTGATCGTCTTAAAGGTGCTTTCGGATCTGATAGCACCAGAGAAAGTTGTATTAGCCATTATGTTCTCCTGTCGTGGCTAGTGTCAGATTGTTCCACATGGAACATTCTGTCAGGAAAAAAGGAGTGGCCCCGAAGGGCCACCCAAAGTGCTCTAGCTAGAGCCTGGTGATCCGTAGATTCCAAGTGGGTCAGACACGCCAAAAGAGTATCTTTCCCTGGCTTTGTATCTCACGTTACCAGTATCGAAGTCACCGTCCATGGACGTTTCTAGCGGAGTACGCTCGAACATCTTCATGCCATTCGGTACATCAGTGATGATGAAGAAAGCATTGCTGTCAGTCAGATAGTGATTGACCGCATAGCCTTCTGGGATCGCACCCATGTTACGAATTGCGTTGATGTCGTTATCGGCTGTCGCCACTCGCTGCGTAGTTTCCAGCAGTCTTTCTGCCGTAAACATCAGTGCGGGAGGAACGATCAAACGACGAGGACGTGCAGCAATCAGGAGGCCACGCTCATCTGTGAACGCAGCGATCTCAATGACCGCATTTTCCAATGACGTTTCGTTAAGGTCAGCACCCGTAGATGGACGGTTGGCGTTGGTGCCACCATTGACTAATGGGTGTGAAGCGTTGAACAGGGTTACGCCATCTCCAGACTGGAAGGTGTCAAAACCATTGTTCAGCGGGTTTGCCGCCTTAACTTGCTTGGTGTACGCCATAGCGCGAGACAGCGCCTTGGTGTAACGAGCAGAAAGAGAATCGTAGAGATTATCCTCCATGGCTTCCTCCGTAATTGAGAAACCCATCGAAATTGTCTCGTGATTATACCTGGCTGTAAAAGACTCTTGTGCTGAGTCATAGGTAGTTGCCGCACCTTCCGCCTTGACGGGAGCCGCTGCGAAACCTGACAGCTTGACCTCTTCTTCGAAGCTACGATCAGAGCTTTCAGTCTCATAAATGAGAGTGTGCTCGTCTTCGTACTTTTCATACTCCAACCCGAAAAGGGCATTAAGCCCCGGAAGGAGTTCTTTCAGCATTTGCGCTCTCGAAATTGCCATTGCCTATTACTCCTTACACGCCGAGTGCAGTTTCGTATGCGTGACTCAGAGGCAGATAGGTAACAATCACGTCAGTGAAAGAATCACCAACAGAGCTTGATGGCCCATCTACAAAGTCAACGATACGCAGTGGTAATGAGTTAGTCGTAGCAATAGTACTCGCATCTATAGCATTTTTGCTTCGACCGATTGAGGTTGATCCAGCAGTGCTTACTGCTGATACGTTGTTGCCCAATCCAGTTTGTGCGATGGAACCATCACCCTGCATACGGAACAACAAGTCAGGATCATCGACAACGTAACCAACGATATCGTCTGCTGCGGTAGATGCAGGGAACTGTTGGTTGAATGTCTTTTGATTGGTGCTTGGATCAGTGTAAGCGCAGCCTACAAAAATACCGACCGTGCCAGCAACAACAGCAGTTGTTACTGCGGCTTTTTCGAGAGTGCCAGCCGCAACCAGCTTCACGAAGTCACCGTAGAAAATAGCGGTGCCATAACCACTTGCAATCTTGATGTGGCGAACTTTACCCGTAAAAGAGCCGCTCGCACTCAAGGTATCAACTGGTTCAGCACCCATAGGGGTAGCAGAAGTAGCCATAATTTGGCCTCCTAGTTAATAACCACTAACCCTGCTAAAGGTTAGTTTCTTCCAAAAGTAGTCCTAGTGCTACGCTCTGGATTGAGCATAGGCATTCTAGGGTCACTCTCTCGCAGATAGTTGTTATCGACCGATGACATTTGATTTGCCGCGATATCTTGGAAGTGCCTTGATCTAGCAGCCATTTTTTCTTCTGGTGCTTTACAAAGCAATAATCCACCTACCTCAATGTTGCCCTCAAACTTCGAGCCTATATCAGACTGCAACATCAGTTCAGGATGATCTTCTGCCCGTACAGGCTCCCATCCTTCTCTGAACATCTTGGACACATGGGTGTTATCGGACTGACCTAGAAGTGCAGTCTTGACCCACCTAAACACATAACCATCTTGTGGTTCTGGATCAGGCAAGATCGCGGCTGGCTTCCATGAGTCAGTCGGTCGTTGTTCTACTGTTCGAGTAGTGGTCGTTCTTGGTGTGCGCTCTTCAGACATTACGAGGACTCCTTTGCGAGTTGCCTCGCGTACTGTTCAGGGGTTAAACCCAATCTCTTAGCGAGGGAGAGTTGGGTGGACGTTAGCCGTATTTTGCGCGGTTTAGCACCGTTACTCCTTGCGGAGGGTGCCACCACCGTCGAGGGTTGATTGACAGTCACGGTCGCGTCACGCCCATCTGTGTCGCCATTATCCTGCCAATCGTACTCTGGGAAAGCGTTTCTCAAACGCCTATCTATCTGCCGAAAGTATTCTGAACTATTCGGCTGTATTCCTTTCTTTATCAACGAAGCGTGGGTGCCATAAGCTAGGCTGGTCATCTCTTCGTAACCATCCTGCATAAACCAAGGATTCTTATTGGCCCACTCTTGCGCCTCTGGATCTACCTGTACTTGTTGCTGCTGCTGAGCCACATTTTGAGCAGCCTCGTTTGCGACTCTCTGTTGATAGAACTGCTGCTCTTGTTGTTCTCTTTGAACTTGGCTCTGCGCGAGATTATTTTCATACCTTTCGGCTTCAGATAATTCTGCTTGCGCCCTCATCAAGCTTTCTTGAGAGGCAACCACATTATCTGTGTCACCTTCTTCATAGGCTTTTTTATATCTATTCCTAGCCTCTTGAAGTGCTAATTCTGCCCTTTGCTTGATTTGTGAAACTAAAGCTGCCTCACCTCTATTGATCAGGGCTTCATTTTCTCTGTTCTTTTGATTGAGTTGCTCCGCTACCCTGATCGCTTCTTCGCGCATCTTTTCCGCAGCTTCGCGCTTTCTGCGCTCTTCATGCTGCTCGTAGCGTAGCTTGTTGATTCGCTTCTGAACCTTTTCGCTGTAGCCGCTTAGCTCCTCATCACCAAGGTCATCATCAGCAGCAGACTGCGCTTTTGGTGGTCTGCGATCTTCTTCCTCTCTATCATCAACTATCTCTAACTCTAATTGGTTTTCGCTGTCCAAATCTTCGTTAGACTTCTTCCCAATCTGAGTTCTGACGCCAAAGAATTTTTCTTCAGCACTTGTTTTTTGCTCTTGTTCAGAGTCGTATTGCGCTTCACTCATACCTTCAATATCCCCCTTGGATCTTCAACGACAGCTTCCACCGAATCATCATTGATCAGGCGGAACTCTTTACCATGCACCTTAAATCGGGTGCCCGAATAAGATCTCATCAAGATAAAGTCACCCTCTTTGCAGAGCGGCCCACTGGGGAATCGCTTAGGGTCATTGTAAGCATCGGCTCCCAATTTCAAAACCATGCCGACAATAGACCCTACCTCTTCGTCATGCAGAGTTTTTGCAGCTTTGAGAATGCCGCCCTCTGTCATTTCTTCAGGTTCAGGTAGCGCGATCAACAGTTTATAACCTCTAGGGTCAGGCAACTGTGCAGCCTTGCGAGTCTCTTCATCCTCGTTTGTTGCTTCAACCGAGACGGATATCGTCCCGACATCGCCTTTTGCTAATGCTTCAGACATTAGTTGTTTCCCTGCACTGGAAAAAAGCGTCCAGAGTCGCTTGCACCACTCAATGTGGCGTTATTCAGACTCGAAGCGTTCCTTCAAATCTAAAATTTCTCTCTCAGCCAACGCCAGGCCTTCGATCACACCGCACAATTTAGTGTAATCGCTATAGTCTTTACAAGCCCCGCCACTGATATGGTCTGCGTATTCGTTCATTTTTTCACGCAAACCTTTTTTCAAATAATCAAATACGTTTTCCTGATTGCTAATCATCTAAAACTTCTTTTGCAATCTCTATTCCTGCTTTTAGACCAGCGATCTGATCGCTTGATGAGTTCTCAGCAATACGGGCGGCAAGTCTTGCCTCCTCGATATCAAGCTGCTGACGTAATCTTTGTTGATCAAGCGAAGCCCTAGCTGCTGCTTTTTGCGTATCTAGTTCAAGCCTTCCCATCTCCGACTGCATTCGGCGCTGAGCTTCCATCTCTTTGATTTCTAACTCTTTCTGCTGCATTTGCAAGATCGGATCGTTCATCTGCTCTTCTTGCGCTGCTTGCTGCTGCTCTTGCTGGTTCTTTCCTGACAACTGCGCTGCCGCCATTGCCGCAAGCCTTGATATCCTGAACTCGATATCTTCTGGCAAAGGCTCTTCTGGCCCTGGCAACTCGAAGCCTAGTTCTTTTTCGATCTCGAATCTGTACTGGAACGCTAAATGTTCCTGTATGTGAGCAGCCATAGCAGCACCAATCGCATCTGCCATCGGGCTTTGAGAAACCAAATCCATAATCTTTGGATCTTGCATAGCAGACTGATGCGCCTGTATGTGTGCTTCGTGATCCTGATAAGCGAAAGCTTTAACAGGCTTGTTATTGATTATGTTCATGTTTTCTGTAATCGGATCAGTCGGATGCTGATCTTCATCAGTCGGAACTATCTTGTCTGCGTCTCGAATATTTAGTATTTCGAGCATTTGCCTATGCAGAAGCGGCATGTCGTACATCTGTGGCGCTTGTTGCGCCAGTTGTAGTGCCGATTGATACTGCATTATACGCTGAGCCATCGTTCCAGAGTTCGGATCGCTTACTGGGATGATGTCTACGCGATCATCGAAGTCTGAAGACACCAAAGGCTCTTTGGTTTCGTCGTATGGGTACGTTTCAGGCCCAAAATCATGCACAACATTTGATAAAAGGCGCAATTCTACCCGCATAGAGGCGTGTAATCGCGCTTGAACCGCGCTCATCACCTTCATAGAGCGTTCTAGGATGGCTAATGTGGTGCCAACTGGCGCTTCTGCGTTCATATCGGCTGCTTTTACGTCAGCAGCAGACGCAAAACGCCGCCCTTCCTCTACAATATCGCCCATAAGCTGGTATAAAACGCTGCTTGGCTCTTTGTAGGGCAAAAAACTGATGTTTTCAGCGATAGATCCGCCCGGAACGTCCACATCTCGGAACTCACCAGGCATAATCGGGGTGTCATCACCCTTAATTCGTAGTCCTCTGGCTTTCAAACCACCTGGAAGGTTAGCCAAAGTACCCGCATCGACCAATTGTCGCAGCAAAGACGTGGCAGATTTCGCCAATCCACCGATCATGTGCAGCAAACCGAAGCCGTAGAAGCCTAAACCAGGCATATATTGGTAATGAACAAAATGTTGTCGGCGCATTTTGCGCTCATCATCTTCATACCAGTTACGTCTGATCGACAAAATAGTCCGCGAGGACTGATCCATGGTCACTACATAAGGTAATTGTATGCCTGTCTCTTCGCCTTTCTGCTTATCCTCGAATCCCGGAAGATCCAAATCGACATGCATCTCTAAAAGAGTGTGACGATAGTCAAGATCGTAATTTGCTGTGTCGCCTGTAAGCTCGTTGTACTTCTTTTCTATCTGATCGTAGTCAGGCGTTGGTGCCGGAAGCTCAACATCTGCGTAGAAGCCTGAGACTTGTAGCTTACGAACCTCATTCGCACTACGCCGCATGACCTGTGTCGCTCTTTCACATGTGTTCAAATCGGATGCGCCGTAGCTCACAACAAAGTCTTCTGCTGGGACAAACATACTGCAAGGGCGACCCATGTTTGGATCATAGTAAACCTTGCGGAATGCAGATCCCGCTAACGGCAAAGAGAACAAAAGACGTTCTGTCTCGGTTCGATACTCTGTCATCCGCTCTGTAAGCAAATAATTTAAGTAATCTTGAACGCGATTCGACTGCTCTTGCTTCTCAGCAGTGATGACACCGACTACAGCAGTCTTTGCTGGGCCAGCGGCAGGAAAAAGTTCTTGTATTGATTGCGATTGAAACCTGATGACAGCTTCCGTCAGTAGGGGATGGAATACACCGCAAGCA